TTCCAGCAGTGACTCGTCCATCTCGCCCTTGGTTGTCGTTACCATTCAATCACCCAAATGTTTTTGCCCTGGTCAGCAATGCACCGCCACTGGTAGAACCTCGATCATCTGCAATCTGCAACTGATCAAGCCCCGCCTGATACAGCGCTGACCACACCGTGATTCTCGCATCATCTTGCAGGTAAGGCGCAGCCTGGAGCAAGGCGCCGTAGAGGTAAACGTCAGGCGCTTGAGCCAGCAGCCAGTTGGTTGTCACGCTGGCTGACAACTTTGACAACTTTGCGTAATAGGCCAGTTCGGCAGTGTAGGCAGCGTCAGGGATTGGCAGCACTCGGATCTGGCCGCCAACAATGCCAAAGAAGATGGGCACGCCGCTGGATCGGTACTGGACGCTCAGGTTGTCGAGTGAATCAATCGTCTCAAAGCCCAAAGGCGTGACAGGGTTGGTGCCGGTGAGCTTGATGGATTTCGTCTCCAGAAAGTCATCAGGCACCGCGCTGTACTCGGTGGCAATCGATGCCGTGGATCTGACGATCATCTGACGGGTGCGCAGTTGGCGCTCGATCTGAGCCTCGGCCAGCGCGATGAAATCGGGGATGACGGTTGTCAGGTCGGTGCGGTTGAGCCAGTCGCCAACTGATGTTTTCAGCTCGTTGTATGTGGTGAGTGCCATCAGCTTGCCTCTTTTTCCATTTCCTCTTTGACGATCCAGGTGTGCTCATGCTTGAATTCAAACGTGCCAATGTGGCCGATCTCTTTGCTCACGTCATGGTCAATATACACCTTGAACCCAAGCTCTTGCGCCTTCTTGCAAAAGAACACGTCCTCGCCCATGTAGCCTCGGGTGTCGTACTGCCAAGGCATATCGAACCAGGGTTCGCTCATGCCCTCAAAGACGTTGCGCTTGATCAACATGATGCCGGTCCCAACGCTGCCAACCTCTTCAAGACCAGTTGATTCTGGCAGGGAATAGACGGGTTTGCGCTTGCCGTTCTCGTCATAGTTCTGCGCGGTTGGACCTGTGGGCATCCTGCGCCTTGCGCAGTTGGCCGCAACAATGTCAACGTCATGTTTCAGCAGCCGCTGGATCATTTCCTGGGGAAAGGTCATGTCTGAGTCGATGAACAAGATGTGCGTGCAACCCTCGCGCAGCGCATCCAGACACAAGTCAGCACGCTGGTTCTGGATCAACGTGCCCTGCAATATTTTCAGACTGATGGCGTCAGTGGTGTTGAGCGTGTGATACGCCACCATGTTGACCATGCAGTAGGTGTAATTGGTGTGGACCTGGTCACGCGCTGGCGTGCAGACTGCAATGTAATTCATACTTGACCGGGCCTCACGCGAAAGAATCGATTGTCGGGATCATTGAGCCACTTCTTCATGTAAGCCTGGTCATCGAGCTTGCCTTCGGCCTTGAGCTTGTAGTACAAGGTTTCTGGGATGCTGGCGACATGATGCCACTCGCCTTGCCAGTTGGCCCTGTTGTCAATGGCTGCAAAGTCACGCTTGTTGGCCTCAATCACGTCAGTCATGTCCTGAGTGGTCTGGATAGTCGCCTCATCAGTGTCTGAGTTGTAGTGCCAGGTGCGCGTGATGCCCTTGTCGGGGCTTACGTCAAGAATTCTTTTGTCCATGTAAGTGGGGCCAGGTTTCCCTGGCCCCTTCTCCTAGTCAGTTATCAAGAAGTGATCAAGTCAGCGGCCAGGCCGTGGGCATTTTCAGCCGTGACCTTGTGACCAAACTCAATCAACAACATGCGCTTCTCAGCGTCACCAGTCTTTGCCAATTCAACTTGCTGGTAAGGACGCAGCACAGTCATCTTGGCGTAGTCAGGATCGATCACCCATGCATCACGCTCACGTTGGAAACGGTTTGCAATCACGCTCACGTTGCCGAAATCGCTGACATAAATGTCAACGGCACCGATCAACGTGGCAGGCTTTGCGCCGCCATCGATGTTAAAACGTGAAGATGCAATACCAGCAAAACCAGAGACGCGCTGCTTGTTGACAGGGCCAACCATCAGGATCTTCGGAGTACCGCCAGCGGACCACACCTTTTGAATGACGTTCTTCAAAATCGTCTCGGTGAAGGTACGCACGTTGCCGTCAGTGCGAGCACTGTTGGGCAGCGTGGTGTAGCTGGGGTCAGTACCGTTGGTCTGCTTGTCAGTGTTGGTCTTGACAAACGCGCCCAAAGATGCAGTCACGCGAGCAGTGGTGGTGTTGCCTGCAACAGCAATGCCGCCATTCAAGAGGATGAATTCTTGGTCTCGCTTTAGTTCAGCGCCGCGTTTAGCTATTTGGTATGCTAATTCAGAGCGTCTGCCTGCCTTATTTACTACTTCTTCAGTATTCGACAAGACAATGGTCTTGCGCGAAATCTGAGCGTAGTTGGTCACGCGAACGGTGGCGACAACGGCGTCAAACGTGCCAACATCGTCCCCTTCGAGCTGCGCATTTGCTGCGGCATCTGCCAGGGTATCGGTTTGGAATTCAAACAGAGTGTTGGTGATGGTTTCCCGGCCAATGTTGGATTGGTATGGAGTTTCTTCAGGTGCAATATTTGTGATTACATTTGAAAGATCTTCCCGAATGCCTTTAGCACTATAGGTCGTAAAAGTGTTGCTTACGATGGTCATGGTGTTACCTCAAAAGTTGATAGATTGCTGAGGCCGCATCATCGACACGGCCAGTCTTTGCGAGACGCTGTTTGGCACGCACTGCTTCAGTTGTTTGGGATACCCGGCCTGCTGCACCTGGCTTGGCTGGCCGTGGACCGTTATTGGTCACAGGGGTGATTGCTTTTCGCTTGGTCATCATTTGATCGTAGAGCGCCGCTTTACGCAACGCAACAACCGCCCTGTGATCCACAATGGCACTCAACTCCTCGGGTGTAAATCCGGTCTTCTTCCCGAATTCGACCAGCAACTGCTTTTCTGTTTTCGCCTTCGCTTGGTCTTTCCACTCGGGAATGACCTCGAGCAGCTTTGAGTGCTGCTCTTGCAAATGCGTCTGAAAATGCTGCTGCTGTTCCTGCTGCGAGAGTTGAGCAATTCGCTGCTGTTCAAATTGAATAGCTTGGAATTTTTCTTGTCTCTCGCGCATCACCTCTTTTTGCCGGACCCATTCGATGGGGTCTTCTTGGTAAAGACGGTCCCAATCGATCTGTGTGTCGGCACTCTGGAGCTGGGCCTGTAACGCTCCCAACATCTGTGCGTATTGCGCACGTTCGGCACGCACTGCCTCAGTCTCAGCCTCGACCTGTTTCCTGATCTCAGCGATCTGCTGCGTTTTGCGTGTGTAGTCCTGGGTTCTTGAGTAACCTTTTTGGAGTTCGTCCAGCGTCACCTCGACTTCTTTGCCGTCAACTTTGACGGTAAAAGCCTGTGGCTGTTCTTGCTCCTCAGATTGCTCATCTTCCTCGGACTGTTCCTCTTGCGTTTCCTCGTCAGCAGCGTCTGCATCCGCTGACAATTCTTCGCTCAAGGCCGCGCCATCATCCTCTTCGGACTCTGGCAACTGCGTCTCTTCGGGCGACTGTTCTCCATCAACTGGCAGTATTCCCTCGAGAGCGTTGGCCGCTTCGGCCAAATTCATTGGACCCGCAGGTGCGCTTGGTTGTGCTGTCTGCGTGCTCATACGGTGACTTTCTGGGCGCGTTCAATTGCTCGCTGCGCCAGCTTGCCGTTGTCCACCATCTTGGTGACTTCGGTCTTGAACAACTCAATGGCCTTGATCATGGCGTAAGCCTGCTCGCGCTTGTCGGCCTCCTCGGGCTTGCTGCCCTTGAAAGCCCACAACTGCTCGTTTTCGAGCTTTTCCAGCGCAGCCGCAAAAACCTCGTCTTGCAGCAACTGCTCGGCCTTTCGGCCTTTACGCACCTGATCTTCGTTCATTGAACCATTCCACTATTAGGGTTGATGGGCGGCACTGGTACCTGGGTCGGCTGCTGCATGGCCTGGGCCATGAGAGCTGACTGCTGGCGCAGTGCCTCTCTGTCCAAGGACTGCTGGGCATCAAGCTCGGCAGTACTTATCGCAGTACCGTACTTTAACTCTAATTCGTACTTCTTGAGCATTAAGTCCTGTGCGAGTTGATCTCTTCGGTAATCATCGTCCCGAATCATCTGCTCGCGCCTCAGTTCAAGCTCGGCAGCCTTCTTCTGGATGTCGGCCTGGATGGACTCGGCCTGGACCTGGGCCAGCACCTGCTCTGGCGTTGGGGTCTCAGGTTTCTGTGGCGGCATGTAGCCTTCGGGCACGTCCTTAAAGTACTGGCTGGCATCCCGAAACCCTGACAACTCCACAATCTTGCGCAGCGTGCGCGAAAGTTGGGTCATGGTCACAAAGGGGTTGTCGGCGCCCATGGTGCTGAGGGCTTGCTCTTGCTTTTGCATGATCATCATCAGACCCTGCAAACGCTCGTTCACGTCACCCTGGCCCAGGCCAATGTTGATCGACACGTCCATGGAGTTGTCCCAGGCGCGGGGGTCGATCTGCACCCACTCGTTGCGCAGGCGCACCATTCGGGGCTTGTCCTGGTGCGTGGTGATCAAGAACAAGATGCCCCTGAAGAGCTTTTTCATGCCTTCGGCCAAGATCCGCGAGGTCAGCTCAATGCGGCCTTGGCTTGCGCTGATGGTGGCGGCCACCGCTGCCTTGGTGCTCGACTGCAATGCGTCTGCATTCAGACCCATTGCGGCCTTGCTCATGCCGGTGCGGTCTTCCTTGATCTGGTCCACATAGTCCAGCATGGGGAATGCGGCCTGGCCCACAAAGGGGGTGTTGAATGGCTGCACCATGCCGGGGGCACGCATCCTGATCACGGCGCCCGTCTCGTTGTTGAGCACGTCATCAATGTTGACCTGGCCCTCGACAATCGCGGTCCTGGGGTGGATCGACTGGGCCAAAGAGTCCAGCGTGTTGCGCAAGATCTCTGACTTGATCTCTTGCAAATCATGCGTGATGTCGAAAATCGACATGGACTCCAGGGGCGAGGTGTGGGGTTCTGGATCGCAGGGAAAGTCCACGAATGGAATGTATGACGCTGGCAGGTTGCGCACAATGTTGTAGCCAGAACCCATGCAGCAGATCTTGCGCAGCTCGGGGATACCGTCCCCGTCATAGTCCACTTGGGAGTACGCCTCAACGTATAAAACCCGCTGCATCATGGGGTTGGTCGTGTTGTTGTTGCCCGTGATGTTGTTCAAAGGCTGACGCGCCAAAAATTCCTCGTTGGAGTCCAGGTCGTTGGATGTCAGGTTGTCGCGGATCTCATCCTCGTCATAGCCCATGCCGATCAGGTCGGCCACGGTCAGCATCTGGCGGTGCCCAATCAGGGCAGCATCCTCAAATGACCGCGCCCGGCGATCAATGACCAGTTCCTCTGGCGGCACGGCCATGATCCGCACGCGCCCATCTTTGACAATGCGCTTGATCTGGACATCATGCAGCATGGGCACTTGCGGTGCTGGCTGGCCCGCTGCCATGGCCTGCGCGTTGACCTGGTCAATGATCTCCTGAGAGATCGCCGGGTCAGGGTAGGACACAACGATCTTGACCTCGGCATTTTCCTGGGACAAGATTTGCAGGGTCTGGTCATCGAGTCCTGAGTATTCCTCAATGCGGACCTTTTCCTCTTCTTCCCACCAGTACTTGGCAATGCCGCATTTACGCACTAGTGCGTCTTTGAAGATCGCATAAGTGGTCATAAACCCGTTGTTGTCCGAATTAAAGATCAGGTTTGCATAGTCAGTTGCCTGCTGCGCACCCTTCTCGTCTTCTGGGCCGCGAGGTAAGAATTCGACTGTGTTCTCAGTGCTGAAAAATACCCGCATGAGGCTTGGCATCATGGCGCTGACAGTGTCTCGCACCTCCATGGCCACAACCTGGGAGCGTCCCTCTTCCTCGTTGCCAAATGGGTCACCTCGGTAGTACTCGGTCCCCTTGGCCCTGATGGGACTCAGGTCGGAGTCGATGTAACTGACGGCGTCCTCGAGGTCAGACGTGATGATGCCTTGCAGCTCACTGTCATCCATCGTTTCTGCGGACGCAATGTCGGTGCTGATTTCAAGATCTTTGATCATATTGGGACTTTCTTCAAAACCACATACATTGACTCAACCGCCCTGGGCGTGCGCAGCAATTGTTCTTGAGGCAATTCTAAGTCTGTGCCTGGGCTTAATTTGTACTCAAGGCGCTCCATGTTGAACCGCGAACCAGTCCAACCCAAGTACCAGGCCCAGGCGCAGTAATAAACCCATGAGTTCTCGTTGAATGCACGCACATGCGTGGGGTCTTGCCAGGCACCCAGACTCAGGTCATAGGGCACTGAGATATGCATCTCGCCACCCATCTCCAGCAAATCCCGGCAGTTGGTCATGGCCGCGACCAGATCAGGAATGTGCTCAAGCACGTCAATGGCGATGATCTTGGAAAACGTGCCAGGCCCGATCTCCAGCGGTTCACCGCACCAGTCAATCGTGGTGGCCGCAAGTGGTTTGGAAATGTCAACCAACCAGTCTGGCTTGGCACGCTCCAAAATGTCAGCGTTGACGCACTCGTCACGCCGGTCCCGGCCACTACCCAGGTTGAGTATCAAACCACTGCTTTGCATATTCGGGTCGATTCTTTCTCAGCCAGGGCGTGGCCTGCTGGATCAGTTTGGCGCCATCAAGGCCAATTGTCTGGCTGCCAACGTGGTGGACATAGGACCGGGACAGGTAGTGCTGAAACCCGGCTGCCAGCAAATCGGTGCAATGCACATCATCTGAGTACCAGTTCAAAGGTGGAAATTTCGCCACCTCCCAAGCCTCACGCGAGATCCAGGCAAAGATGGGAGAGGGGCACTCCATGGGCATTATGTGATCTTCCCATGGGTGCTTGAAGTAGTGCAGATCCTCGCCAAACGGGTTGGACCTGATGTTTTGTGTGGCCCTGGACGCATCACACCTGGCAGCCACCCAGCCCAGCTTGGGCACCTGCTTTTTCAGCAGCATCACGTCATCCATCAGCACCTGGTAGCTTGTGGGCGTGAGCACTATGTCATCATTTGCCACAACGACAGAGTCAAACCCGTCAGCAAAGACCCGGTCAATCACCTCGTTGTAGCACTCGCCAAACGTGGATGCCTCGCCATAGATCTGGTGATCGGCATCATGGGCGCCAATGACTGACTCAGGGCCGCGCAAATAGATCGGCACCTGGCTTGCATACTCGCGCACGCTCGTCATCATCATGCGCAAGCACTTGCCCTTGACGGTGGCAACAGCGATGGGAGAGATCAATCCTTGGCCCCGACATTGATCGTGATCAAAGAACCCATGCCAGCAGACCCCATGTCGTTGCCGCTGTACTTGTCTTCGCCCATGTCTTCGCCTTCATCTTCACCCTCTTCACTGCCAGCGACCCAGGCGTCACAAGTTCTGCTGGCGGCACACTTGAAGTCGAATATTTCGCAGTACCCCAAGTCACCGGCATCGATCATGGCCCAAGGGTCACCCTCGTCACCAATGCCCTTGGCGATGCACTTGAGCATCGATTTCTCTTGGTTGAATGCGGAGCAGTTACCGCAAAGAGCTGTCTTCGCGTCCTTCTCGCTGACTTCCCAGTCTTTGGCCTTTTGCATCCAAAACTGCTTATTGGGCAGTGCCGGGTTCTCTGGGCCGTAGGCAGCAGAGTCGATGGCCTTGCCACGGTTCTTCAAGTTCACCGTAATGTCTTGAGTGGCCGTGGGGCACTTGGCACCATTGGCCTTCATCATCTGCTCGGCTGCGCGTTCATAATCTTTTGTTGCCATAGTCGTTCACCATTTCACTTTGTTTGCCCAGTAGGCCGCAGACATCTTGCCCTTGGCAATGTTTTGCGCGTGCCTGGCCTTGAATGCCTCATTCCTCTTGGACCCGTCAGGGGAACCAGTTGCCCCTTGTTGCCCAAACCTGATGAGCTTGACCTCGTCACCAGATTTCGCCAGCACTGCATGACTCTTGGTCTTGTGGCCGGGCGTGCGCTTGGGGGAGTTGTAGCCTGAGAATGTCTCAGATCCGCGCTTGATCATTTCTTCTTGGCCGTCTTGGCTGCTTGCTTGAAAGCCTTGGCAGTTGGGGCGCCGGGAGTGCCAGGCTTTCGCATCTTCTCTTTGGAGCCAGCGGCGATGCGCTCACGCTTGGCCGCGATGTTGGCGTACAAACCGGGCTTCATTTCATCCCCCTGGTCTTCATGTTCTTGGCAGTGCGTGAGCCGCGCATGGGCATCTTGGCCTCTGACATGGCAATCGCAATGGCTTGCTTGGGGTTCTTCACAACCTTGCCGCCCTTGCCAGAGTGCAGGGTTC